GCCAGCGGATGGCGCGTGTAGGAACCGATACTGCCCAGAACCTACGGGCCGATACGACGCGCTGGTACGAGGCTACTGCGAACCGTGCGCGAGCATTAGGGTGCCGCCATCAGAATACAGGCCGGACTCCAGACAGGCGGGTGATGATTGGAACACGATCAGCAACCTGACGCATCGGTGTGATTGACGATCTGGAGATGCTCACCGCCCTCGGGCTGAACAAGTTTGTCGATCCCAGCGCACTAGTAGATAAGGCTATCGACCGCCGTGACAACCCGGTCAAGGGCATAGCCATGCCGTGGTCGAAGATGGATGGTTTTGAGCTCAGTAAGTCCGGGGTGACCCTGATAGGCGGATACAGCGGGCACCAAAAGTCAGTTTTTACCAACCAGCTTAGTCTCTACGCATGTTCTCAGGGGCACAAGGTCTGCATGGCGTCACTGGAGCTTACCAGTGACTACTTGTTTTCGATGCTGGCGTCTCAGTCTGCCTGCATGGGCGGTGACATGCACGATGAGTATCTGTACCGCTTCGGTCGCTGGCTGGACCAGCGCATGTTTATCGTGGACCACGCAGACACCATGACGGCGGACGAGGCCATACAGCTCATCATCGACTCCAAGGTCTTACTTGGCTGCGACATGTTTGTGCTGGACTGCCTGATGATGATCGACCTAGGCGGGGAGCTTGAGCAGGAAAAGAACTTCCTAGCGAAGCTGGCCGCAACGGCTCGGGCATATGAGATCGCCATCGTTGTCGTGCACCACTGCAGAAAACCGGGGCAGGAGGGCGAATCTAAAATGCCGAGGCGCGAAAGTCTGATCGGGTCGAGTCACTTAGTGAACGCCAGTTCTGGAGTGCTCATGGTCTGGATGGACATGGAGAAGGCGGCAGCCAAACAGAGGGGCGAGGAGCTGGACGACAGCAGGCCCTGTTTTTTGGTGTCAGTCGAAAAAAATAGGTTTTCCCCATTCTGCGGAATGGTCGGCCTATACCAACACGAGAAGGCGCGCCTGCTATGTAACAGCAGGGCGCGTCAGTACAAGCCAATTAATTTAGAGGACGAGACATGGAAGTCAGAGAAAAGTCTGTCTGGAGAGTTCAGTCAGGCGGAGTCATCCATTGGTTTTTCGATGAATCCGACGCCAGAGGGTACGCAGCCGATAGGGGCGTCCCATTCGTTAGCAAGCTAACTGTGGGTGAGCTTATTGCCCGTGTAAACGAGCTGGAGCTGGGCAGGAAGGCTTTCAGTGACGCGTATTGCAGTAATGAGGTTGAGAGCTATGAATCGCGAGCCCTATAAGCCTCTACGGCACAGGAAGCACATCAAGGCGGACGAGCCCGATGGATTCTCTCCTGAGAGCCCGGAGCGATTCCGCGAGGTAAACGCGCATCACCTCTACCAGTTCACGCCGTCGATGATGGGGTGGCTGGAGGAGCTTGCGATTTTTTTAAACAGGGAGGAGATCGCGGAGGAGATCGTCAAGCACCTTGACCTCGACGAGGGCACGGCGTTTGCAATCGTCTCCGAGTTTGAGCGACTCCCACTGGCGTGAGGTTATATGAAACAGAGCGAGATAGACGCGATGAGCTTCGAGGAGAAGCTGGCGAAGCTGAGGAAGGGTATCAGCATACCGAGCCCCGCAGAGCACAAGGAGGAGCAGGAGCTAGAGGCGATGCTGGAGAAAATTAGACGCATAAATGCTCGCCTAGAGCGAGCAAAGTATTGAACAAACGACAATAGAACTAGTGCATAACTTTACTTTATCAAGGAGAAAAAATGTTCGAGCTAATAATTATGTCGCTGACGACAGCCATCAGCCTTCTAGCTGTGCGTGACGCAGTCACCCGCTGCCTCAACAGCGTGGAGGTGGGCGAGTGAGCGTAATGAACGACTACCAGAAGTTTATCCACGCCACTCGGTACGCGCGCTGGCTTGACGACGTAGACGGTGGGCGCCGGGAGACATGGGAGGAAACTTGTCAGCGATACGTGGACTTCTGGGTCGGGCGTGAGCTGATCGACGAGAAGCAATCCAAGGAGCTTTACAAGGCGATCCACGAGATGAAGGCGATGCCGTCAATGCGCGCCCTGTGGGCCGCTGGCCCCGCCTTAGATGCCGACGAGATGGCAGGGTACAACTGCTCCTACGTAAAATTGGACAGTCCTAGGGCCTTCGACGAAGCACTCTACATCTTGTGCTGCGGAACGGGTCTGGGCTTTTCCTGTGAGGACGAGGTGGTCAAGAAGCTGCCCGTGATCTCTGAGGACTTCCACCCGACTGATACTGTAATAAAAGTCCACGATTCAAAGATCGGCTGGGCAAAGGCTTACAAGCAACTGCTGGCGATGCTGTGGCAGGGAGAGGTCCCCAAGTGGGATGTCTCAGCCGTCAGGCCAGCAGGTAGCAGGCTCAAGAAAATGGGCGGTCGCGCAAGCGGGCCGGAGCCCTTGGTCGAGGTGTTCATGTTCGCCGTGGACCTTTTCCGCAATGCTGCAGGTAGACGTTTAAGTAGCCGAGAATGCCACAGCCTCATTTGCAAGCAGGCGGCGTGTATTGTGGTTGGCGGCGTCCGCCGATCGGCATTAATTTCATTGAGCTCACCCGTAGATGACTACATGAGGGACTGCAAGTCCGGTATGTGGTGGAGAGACGAGCCGCACCTTGCGCTGGCTAACAACAGCGCCTGCTACAACGCCAAGCCGTCTTTTGATCTGTTCCTGAAGGAGTTCCATGCGTTGCACGCCAGCAAATCAGGCGAGCGCGGCTTCTTCTCTAGGGCGGCGGCTAAGCGGATTGTTGCGCGTAACGGACGCCGTGACCCTGAGCACGATTTCGGGACGAATCCATGTTCAGAAATTATTTTGCGATCGTCAGGTGTTTGTAATCTTTCAGAGATTATTTGTCGCCCCGGCATGACCCTGCGTCAGCTCAAAGACGCTGCGACCGCTGCAACAATATTCGGAACTCTGCAATCGACACTTGTGGCATTTCGTTATGTTAGATCGGTGTGGTCTAAGGTGGCCGCAGAAGAAAGGCTCCTCGGAGTATCAATGACCGGGGTGATGGACCACGAAGTACTCAACGGTTCGCAGGGAGACGAAAAGCTCAAAAAGTGGCTCAACGAGATTCGTGACCACTGCATCGAGGTTAACAAGGAGTGGGCCGAAAAGCTGGGCATTCCCCAGTCAGCTGCGATCACCTGCGTGAAACCCAGCGGCACAGTTTCGAGCTTGTGCAATACAGCCGCCGGCCTGCATAGCAGATTTTCGCCCTATTTCGTTAGGACGGTGCGGCAGGACAATAAGGACCCAGTGACCTCACTGCTCCGTGACTACTCGTACAGCGAGCCAGCCATCGGCGCAGAGAACGACATGACGGTGTTCCACTTCTTCCAGAAGGCCCCAGATGGCGCCGTCTGCACGGAGGACATGGGGGCGCTTGAGCAGCTCAGACTGTGGAAGATTTATCAGGATGAGTGGTGTGAACATAAGCCATCCATAACTGTTTTTTATACAGACGACGAGTTTCTGGACGTAGCGAGCTGGTGCTGGAAGGAGTTCGACTCCCTTAGTGGAATCGCCCTGCTTCCGTTTGACGGCGGGACTTACCAACAAGCCCCGTTTCAGAAGATCACAAAGGAGCAGTACGAGGCCGGAGTGGTAGAGCAGAAGGTGAGCGAGTTCAGCCCGCCCGACACTCCGCCACCGCCGCCTATTACTCGCGAGCTGCCGATCGACTGGGACCGGCTTGCAGAGTTCGAGACGGGTGAGGACAGCACAACGGGCGCCAAGGAGCTGGCGTGTGTGGCTGGTAACTGCGAGCTGTGAGCAATACGAGACTGTGGTTTGACTCAGAGCGCACGCCACGAGACTACGCGGCGGCGTTATTAGCTATGGACGATAAGGAGCGGCAACGCTCCTTTTTCGATTCTGTGGTGCCGTCTCATCTGCAGCCGATCGTGATGGACCACGTCAAAACAGCGCTGGCATTAGGAGGTAAGCAGTGATCGACAAATACGATCTCAGGGACGAGATCAAGGTCCTGACTAACAGGTATCTGTCAGAAGGGAATCTGATCGAGGTCCTGCCTACCTATCGGGTGCTGCCGCGCACGATGAGGTGGGCATCTAAATATGGGTGGGACTACACGCCGTGGGCGCTGAAGGGCGCCTCCGACGGCATGTTCCTTTACGCAGACAACGCGATCCCGCTAGGGGAAGGCGGCCACCTGAGCAGGCCAGCAAGGATTGAGGACTAATCATGGACGACGAAGAAGATACGACGATCGAGATGCTGGAGGAGGCATTCACCGAGGCGGTAAGGGGAATCATTTACGACGAGGGTGGGCAGCCGCTAGTGGTTTATGACGGCCCGCTGCTTACGGGGATGTATATCGCCTTCGGCCACAGCGAGGCAGAGGCCTACGAGGAGGTTGACGCCCTCCGGGGCTCACCCGTTCAGGTGATGTGGCCCGCCACCATTCAGGTGGCGCCAGCCAAGCCACAGCTGTCGCTGGTGCCAGATAAGAAGGACCTGCATTGAGCTTTCGCAAGTCCATCTCTAGGAATCAGGCAGACGCCCACTTTAGCTACTGCACAAGAGCAGCCGCTAATTGGAAATGTGTCCGATGCCAGAAGGACTACACGGACCGCAACAGGCAGGGCATTCAGTGCTCGCACTTTATCGGGCGGGGCAACTGGGCGGTCAGGTATGACCATGCCCTCTCGCTCTGTTCGGTATGTCACGGGCTAATGGAGGCCAATCCGATTGAACACACAAAGTTATTTACCGAGCAGATAGGAGGTCAGCTTGAACTTGAAAAATATATTCAGAGGTCGGAGTGCAAGCACCGAGCCAAGTGGGCAAGAGCCAACTGGCAGGCAATCAGCAAGTTCTACCTTGCCGAGCGGAAGCGCATCGACAGCCTCAGAGAGCAACAAGCCAAGGAGGGCAGCAGTGAAGCCATCAAGGTCAGAAGGTACGACGAGGGGCCACTCAAGATCGGCGGATGATCTCCTGCAGCACTGCAACACGCTGAAGCAGGAAGAGGCCGTGACCCTTGTATACATCGAGGGGCTGAGTAAGGCAGCAGCAGCCAGAGAGCTGGGCATCGATCCCAAGAGTCTGCGTGAGCGGCTTGAGCAGGTCGAGAGCCGTGCCGCCAAGGGTCGCATTACCGAGCGCAGGGAGAAGTCCATCGGATCGGGTCGTGTCGTGGGCATCATTGGCGACACTCACCTACCCTATGAGCTGGACGGATACCTCGACTTCTGCGCCGACACCTTCGACAGGTACGGCGTAAACGAGGTGATTCACGTAGGCGACTTTTTTGATAACCACTCGCTGTCGTTTCACGACTCCGAGCCAACGCTGCATAACGTCATGGGCGAGTACGAGTCGGCCTTCGAGCGCGCACAGGACTGGTACGAGGCGTTCCCTGAGCTGACCCTGATCATGGGCAACCACGATCGCATCCCGGCGCGGCAGCTTCGCAAGCTGGGCATGGAGCCGTCTATCTACATGCGTCCCATCGAGGAGCTGTTCGGTATGCCTCCGGGCTGGCAGGTAGTGGATCAGGTCGAGATCGATGGAGTCCTGTACCACCACGGCGAGACCGCTGGCGGCATCAACGGCTTCCGCAAGGATGCCGAGACCCGGATGCGCTGCACGGTGTCGGGACACAACCACAGCAACGCTGGCATCTCTGCAACGGCTACCGATCAGGAGCTGGTGTGGGGCATGGCTGTCGGCTGCGGTGTGAACCACGAGCACCTTGCGTTTGCCTACGGCAAGCACTTCGCCAAGAAGCCCATCGTGGCCTGCGGTGTTGTTGCAGACGGAACGCCACACGTTGAGTACATGAACCTCGGATCAAAAGTGAGGCGGCTGTAATGGACTGGCGTAGCGATCAGCGTCTCAGCGAGCTGTGGTCGATTGTCGAGATGGCAGGCGAGGTCGAGGAGCTGCCCATCGCCCGACTGAGAGACATGTGCGACGAGTACGGCATTAGCTGCGAGAGGTACATCGAGGTGTGGGGCAAGCTGTGTGACGAGGCTTACATCGTCATCAATCAAGCAGAGGAGAAGATGTCTGATGTCCATTAGTGACGTATCGCCATCAGGGCGACTTAGTGACGCAACACCAATGGAGTGGGACCGCGTAAAGGCGGACCGCTACCACGACAACCGCAACTTTGACCCAAAGGACGCCGAGTGCACGCTGGTCAAGCCGCTGCCGAATGCGCCAGAGGGTGAGTTCGATTGGGACGCGGTCAATAAGCCGCAGCACTACAGGGTCGGAGAGGTGGAGGCCATTGACTACATAGCGCAGCAATTAGGCGTCGGCGTCAAAGACTACCTGCTCGGCAATCTGCACAAGTACATCCACCGGCACCGCTTCAAGGGTCAGCCGGTAAGTGACTTGAGAAAAGCGCGTTGGTATCTCGATAAATTAATCATGGAAGAAGTGCAAGGAGGATAGATGGAAAAATCAAATCGTTACTTAGAGCTGAGTAGGCTGGACTACTCACACGGGGTCGAGGTTAAGCATGGCGGCCTCAAATATCTCAAGTGGAGCGTCGCATGGCATCTGCTGATGACTTTGTACGAAGACGCAACCTACAGCTACGACGAGCCCATCACTCTGCCTGACGGCACGATGCTGGTCCGTACTAGCGTGAGGGTCGGGGATACTGTTCATTCCATGCAGCTCCCTATCTTAGACCATAGGAACAAACCACTAAGCAGCCCGAACAGCTTCGACTACAACACGGCAGCGCAACGCTGCCTGACGAAGAACATCGCAATGTTCGGCGTGGGAATTGATCTGTACCACGGTGACAAGGTCAATATCACCGAGGCAAGCAATTACGAGAAGGCGCAGGAATATATAAGCGCACAGGATTCGATGGGCTTCCTAGAGTTCTTGGGAACCCTCACGGAGCGGCAGCAGGTTGACCTGTTCAACGACGACGCCATTCCGAAGGGCAAAAAGACTGAGTTCAAGAATCAGCACCGAGCCCTCGTCAAGCAAGCTAACGACTTCATCGACTCAGTCGCGGAGTGTATTTCAGAAGCAACGGAGCAGCAGGATGAGGAACTGCTGAGAGAGACCATCGCCGAGCTATCCAGCTTCGAGCGCACAGCGGTATGGGGTCGGCTTAACGCTGACCAACAATCATTCATCACATCAACAAGGAAGTGAATATGGAAAATCAAGAATCAATGCTGGTTAAGGGCTTCTACCCGAAAGAGAAGCACCCAAACGCTCCAGACTTCGTGCTCGGCAAGGGCTCAATCAACCTGCCACAGTTCGCGGAGTTCATGCGTGAGTTCAAGGCGGCCAACCCCGGCGAGGAGTGGGTCAACATCGACATGAAGCTGTCCAAGGCAGGCAAGGGATACGCCAGCGTGGATATGTGGAAGCCGGACCCTGATCGGGTAGCGGAGCCGCAGGCGGCGCCTTTGGTAGACCCTAAAGAGGACCTGCCGTTCTGACCCCTGCAGAGATTGCCCTGATCGTCGTCCTCTCTGAGGGCGGCGTTCCGGGGCAGTATCAAGTCTGCATCAACGACGAGTGTGCTCTCTACGAGGGCACCGACCCACC